AAAACAGTGCCATTGCTTTCCTGTAACAATCCATTTGTAGCGTCCCACTCTGTTTCTTTATACATATAAACACCGTTACCTCCACCGTTCCAGTTTTCAACTGTAATAGCGACATATTTTTCATAACTAACATTAGATGTATTATAACAGCCAAAAAGCTTAACTTCATTTGTTATTCCAGTAGGTGTAAATACCATTTCTACAAACAAAGTTCTAGCTACGTCGCTATTACCAGCGTCACTAGCTAACATCTCAACTTGATAGTTAGAAGGTATTACGTTACCTGTTCCAACACCTGACTCTAAATCACATCTTAAAGATTTATCTCCATTCTGTTGAACTTCTAAGTAGTTTCTAAATGTGAAAAAGTCATTTTGCTGGCTAGAATCTTCCAGTAAATCTTGCGTAGGATTGCTAGACAGTAGGTCAAAAATAGAAACAACACTTAAGTCTAAATCTTGCCATCTTAAGTCGTTATTTAAAGCTCCATTTAATATATAGTAAGTAGCAAAGACTTCATCTAAATTGTTTTTGTACACTGTGTCATTTTGTTCAGGCTGTTGTTGGGTTGCGTCAAACAAAGGTAAAACGTTTTTTGGATATGCTTCAAAAGTAAAGGCTGACTGCTGAGGACCGTCTTCGTTAGAAGGGTCGTTCACAATAGCTGTAAGGTTGAAGTTAAAAAACCTACTTAACTCTGGTGATTGTCTAAAAAAGAATACATCATCGAAGTATTTCTGAGTTATTACTATGTTATAATAACCTGGCGCTATACTAGGATCATCACTTTCATCTATCAATGTAAAGTAAGGTCCTAAAGGTGTCAATTGTACATTTACTGGTTCTTGAGCTTGATTAAAAACACTAACAAGATTTATCGTTAAAAAGCTAGGATCTATAGCTGTTCCAAAGTTATCTTGAACAGTAAAATCGCTTGACAGTATTTTATCTCCTACAGAAAAAGCCTCATCCCAGTCTGTTGAGTTTATTGGTGATAAACCTGCTCCACCACCAGTCTCACTTAGTATTAAACTGTTTAAGTCAGAAATTAAACCAGAGGTTGAAGTTTCCCAGTATATATCTAATAAACTTTCAACAGGTTCTGTTTCGTAAACAGCTAGATATTGTATACCAGGCGTTTGTAAGCCTTCTGAATCGTCAGTTACGCTGCCAGTCCATAAACCTGGTTTAAATGTTATTACGTCACCGGCTTCTAAAGTTACGTACACCTCTACACCTTGAGTGTTTTTAATTTTTATAGATGGTGCGTTTAAAACATCAACATCTGCGACTAACAAACCTTCAACTAGTTTTGGAGAACTTATTACTGAATTAACTAATATAGTTCCATCTACGTTTTGAAGTTGTAAGTTTGGATTTCCTTGAGTAGTGGTCTGGTCGAGTTTTGATTCTGCGCTTGCAGGAGAATAGTTTGTTGTAGAAATTTGACCTATTTGTTTAGGTGTGTTTATTCTAGCTATTAAAGGGTTTGATTCGTATTGATAAAACTGTGGTATATAATTAGGTCTAGGTGGAGATGTTGGGTCATATTCGAACATGTCGTTAACTGTTGAAATAGTTGAAACCGTGTTAGAATCTCTTCCTGTATAATATTGATCATTAGTGTCTCCTAAATTAGTAGGATAAGCTATGTTTTGCCAATCAACACCTAAGTCGTTGTTTTCAACTCTTCCATATAGCTGAACAGAACTTCTAAACTGTTTTTGATCCGGACCTACCGAGTTTAAATCTCTAGGCACTTTGTTTATATTATCACCTATTAAAACCATATGAGAAGTTTTTGACAACTCTAGACCTTGTCTCTGAGGATAAGCAGCCATTATACCTGGCGCATAAACGTTGTAGTATTCTTGTTCTGTTTGTTTTACAACTATCTTATAAGAGTACCATCCTAGTGGATTATAATCAGCGCTAGTAGAATCTCCATTGTATATACCAGGCCAACCTTGTAAATCACCACTAGGCACAGGAGCTGTTGGAAGTATTGGCTCATTAAATAAGACTTTCAAAGAATTACCTGGCCAATCTTGAGGTGGCGTTGATTCACCTACATAAGGAGAGTAAATAGTGTCTCCTCCAAAAGCTAAACCTGTAGCTGCATTTAACAGTTTTTCAGTGCTATTAGATAGTATTACACTAGAGCTTCTTCCAAACTTATCCTGTAAAACTATACCAACTTGGTAGTTTCTGTTCTGTTTAATTGTATGGTTTGGGTATTCTACCTTGGAAACGTAATCTTGATCAGGTCCAACCGCGCTGTCATCAACGTTAAAGTCTTCTTTTGGACTAACAGTTACACTATAGTTTATACTTTTAAGTGGAGTATGTTTATCTTGGAAGTTTCCATAAACAATTCTATTACTAATTATTTCTTGAGAAAAAGCTCTAACTGGTATTTTATCATAAACCCTAGTTAGATCTCCAGATGGTAATGTTTTGTAGGGTTTTTTAGATAAATAGTTATACTCAAAAAAAGTATCGCTACCCGCTTTAGTTTCAATTTCTTCTATTGAAATAGTGTCAATAAGCTTAACAGCTAAACCGTCTGACTCTTTGAATAATATATCTAATTCCTTTACTTTAAAGTTGTTTCTAAGAGTGTCTGCTGAAGATGGTAACGGTATTTTTAATTTTATTTTATTAACTTTATTTTCAACAAAGCTAACTATAGTACTAGCGTAAGTCGAGTCTTGATCGTTAACCTCTTGTAAGCCGTTGTAATTTGTGTTTTGATCTGTTAAATAATTTGGTGTATATAAAAAATAACCATCTTGTTTTGGTATAAAAGCTATTTGTGTAAATGGAGCTATTAGAGAATGCTCGTTGTCCTCAAATCTAAATCTGTAAGAAAGCCTAGGAAATAAACTTTCTAAATAATCAGGATCACCCGCAAATGTTGAATCATAGTATTTATTGGCATTAAAAATAACTTCTTGACCATCTGTAAGTGTTACGTTTGTAGGTCCATCTAGTTCAATTGTCCAAGTAGGTTCTGTTACAGAAGGATTTGTCGTGGAATCTGCGTAAGTGAATCTATCGATTTTTTGAGTTGTATTTACAATGTTTCCAGTAGGATCGACATAGCTAAAAACCGCGCCAGTATTATAAGGTGTTGTTGATAGTGAATCTACTAAGTTACCTACAACGTTTGTTAACACGATCTCATCAGTACCGTTGTATGTTCCAGAAACAGAACCTGAACCTCCATTAGGATAGAACTTAGAAGTAACATCATGCATTGTAGTCTCTGGCTCGTCAGACAAAATATCATATAATTCTATAGACTTATAAGGATTGTATTTAGCTACAGATATTTGATCTTCGTTAACGTAATGAAGTATTGATGATTCAGCTAGAGCAGTGTTAATAACTCTAGGTTGATTATGGTTGTCTGTCCAGAAGAGCAAGCCTTCTAGAATATTAATCCCGTAAATGTTAAACTTAGTAGAAAAATTTAAAAAAGATCCTTGCACAAGTATATTAGCAAAAGACAATCCTTCTCCTAAAGTGTTATATCTAACTATAAAGTTATCAGCGTTAACATTATATGAAGTTAATTCATTATTTGTTAAAAACAAATAAACGAAACCACTAGATTCGTCTTTAATTTCACCTATACAAGATAAATTTGATACGCCTGTTAACTCGTTTAAATCTAAAACCTTGTAATTTCCAAGAACATTTTCTAAAGAACCAACGCTAGATCCTTCAGACTTACTAACTTGAACGTTAAAAGCGTCTCTATACTCTCCCTGAGGAAGCAACCTAGCATCTAAGTCTTTATTTAACTTACTTCTTACAAAAGTGTTTCTTGCTTGTGCCATTTAATTTTAGTGTTTAATCCATTTAGACTTACCTCTCATCACTTGAGTGATTTCACTAGTCTTTATATTAGATAATCTTATTTTTGCATTTCTTAATTTAGCAGATTTTTCTTTTTTCAATCTTTGAACTACATATTCTGGTTGATTAGCACGTGTGGATATTATAGCATGTAATATGTGTGCATATAACGCATCTTCTGCTAATTTTGGTATCTTAGTATCTGTATCGTATGCTAAGCCGTCAGAGATATATTCTAGCAATATAAGCTCACCAACTAATCCACTAGAAAAAGACATTTTACCTTCTCTTTCGTTTAAGTTGAAATAACCATTTGTTTGAGCGTATTGAGGGTCTAAACCATACTGTCTTCTATTGTTCGAATATATAAAATCTCCATTGCCTCTAAAGTTAAACCCTAAAGTATCTGGGCTTTCTGCTAGGTAATCATTAAGTTCTTGATTATTATTACTATGCCATCTTTCTTGTATAAGAGAAGTGCCTTCTACATTTTCTCCAAAGTTATCCTGAGTTGGTATACCTTTAGAGTCTTGTATGTTAGTATAGTAAGGACTATTTGTTAAATTGTTTGTTGGGTATATTATATGCTTAACACCGCTTCTGTCTGTCCAAGAAGTCCTAACATAATTAACGTAGTCTTGTGGTAGTGGTAAAGTTAAACTTTGAGGTATAGTTAGTTCTGAAGTCTTTACGCTTTTCAAAGTGTCGTAACTAAACTCCTGTAAACCTCTTTTAGCAAAAAACAAAACATCTGATTTTTTAGCGGTTTGTATTAACTTGCCATCACCTACGTAACCAACCATGAAGTTGTCTATAGCGTCGTTTAACGATATATAAGAATAGCTACCGTAGTTGTCTTCAACGATTTGACCGTAAGCTTTAGCGGTTTCGTCATTACCATAAAGTCCTCCGTCTAGTTTTTTTAACTGAACAACTATGTATAAACCAAGTGCTGGTTCAGAACCTGCAGGAAATACTATAGCGTTATCTACAACAGAAAACTCTGTAATATACTCTTCGTAATCACCTGGTAATCCAGAAGAGCTAGTATATAATTTAAAATTATTTAGAGAATAATTGATGTTATCAGGATCAAAACTTCCTAAAACTAAATCTGTATCAAATGTAGTTTTAAAAGCTAATGTAGTATTATCACCTCTAAAGCCTTGAGCTCCTTGATAATATTGTTGATTTGTTTCAGTTATTAAACTCATTTATTAGCTTTTTTCGTTAATTTCCATTTGTTGAGCCTCCTGTGAAGCCGCTTGAATTATTGTTGGATCGTTTATCACTATTCCAAAATACTTTAATATTTCTAGTATTAGTAGAGTCTGCTCAGCACCGTCTAATTGAAAGTCAATAGATAAATTTGGATTGTAAATATATTGACCTAAACCTCCAGTAGTAAAACTCCAGTTAGGAGGTGTGGGAGTTACTAATGCGTTTACTGTTATAGTGTTTGGAGTTGGAGCTACTTTTAATAATAAGCTACCCACCGTGTTTGTAGTGAAGAATAAAGGATTTTTATTATCTGGAGCTGTAAGTTTTGATCTTGAAATCTTATTAAAATCTGACTTACTAACTAGTTGTGTTATAGAAGCTAAACTAGGATTTACGCTAGTGTAGTTCGATATAACCTCACCTATTTTATATAATACATCAGCTACAGGTGTTGTTTGTGTAAACCCATCCTCAGCAGCGTCGTATGTAAAAGATACTTCTTTTTCAAAAGGATGTAATTTATATGATATATCTTTAAACATATCAAAAAACTCAGTGCCATTTTGAGCGTTTGTTTGGTTTTTTCTAAATTGTTGATTACCGTCTGGAAAGTAAGATTCAAATATTTGAAACTGAACCTGCTCTGCAATACTATTAAACTCAGCAGGTGTTACATAACCTCTTTGTTCTTTGTTTAATATGAACAAGACTGTTTTATATACTTTGTCTACGCTTACTGCCATTTTTTATTTTTTATTAATTATAGTAGTTAGGCCACGTTTAAAGTGACCTAGCTACTATAGTATTACTTGTTTTTATAGTTTTTTATCTATAGACTTATAGATTTCTACACCTTCGTCAGTTTTTAAGAAAGCCGCAAATGCAGAATAAGGATTTTCATCAAATGGAACGTTCATTAATTTTCTACCGTTTGATCCCCATGTAAAAGTTCTTTGATCTTGAGATAATTTAATTATGCCTGCTTCAGAAGCTCTGATAGCAAAGTTACGTAGCATAACATTTTCATCGTTAGCTAGGTTTATAAATAATACAGGGTTTTGTCTAGCGAATAAAAGCAAATCTCTTCTAAGCTCTTTAGAACTCATTGAGTTAACTTTAGACCCTAGTTCAACTCTTAATATTGCTTCTGCTTGATCTACGTCCATTGATCTAGCTGCGTTTAAAGCATCAATTTGAAGGTCTAAAATATCTAATTGATCTTCTGCTTCTTCAACAGCGCTAAACTCTTCATACATTTTACCTTTTAAAGGGTGGTAAAGTGAAAGTAGTTTTTGTAAGTTTTGTTGTTCTTTTGGAACTTTTAAATCCCCATCTTTAAAAGTTATATGACCCATAGTGCATTCCCCTTTTTGTTCATCAACAAGTGGAGAACTCTGGTTAGTTGCATATCTAATTTCCCTTTGTGTGCCTAACTTAGGGTCAAAGTATAATAAAGCATGCTTACGTGTATGCTTACTAGGTATTGTTAAAGTTAAAGGAGATTTATTACCTTTAAGATAGTATATTCTATCTTTGATTTCCCACGTTGGTTTTGTGGTTTTTTGAACTGGTGCAGTTTCAACTGCTACCTCTTGAGGTGCAACCTCAATTGTTTCTTCTGCTTTTGTAGCTTTTTTAGCCATGATATAATATAATTAAATAGTTTAAAATTGTGACAATAGCCATAGTATATAACTAGTAAGGGGCTAATGTCATATAAAAAACCCCCGCCCGAAGGCAGGGATTATTATTGATAAATTACTATGCTCCTTTGAAAAGAACGAAGTTGTTAGCAGCTTGAGTTACTAAACATCTTTCAGATAGGAAGTTTACTTCCATAGCATCTAAAGTTGATGTATAAGCTCCTCCAGCAGAACCAGTTAACCAAGACTTCATACGACGATCATCAGCTTGTGAAGCTCTGTATCGTACGTGTAAGAATGGTCGACGGATGTTAGTTCCTAAGATCTGATCGTAAACTGTAGAAGTTCCAGCAGGAATTAATACACCCTCAACAGAGTTACTACCACCTGCTCCACCACGAGTAGATGCATCGTTTAAGTATTTCCAGTCAGTCTTATAGAAATCGTAAGATCCTCTACGGAATCCGCTAAATCCTAGGTTTAAAGCCATTTCTTCTGAATTTTCAAATAAACCATAACCAGTACCACCGGCAGAACCTAAAGAAAGCTTAGCTAACATATCGTCAAAATCAAGAGATGTTTGTCTCTGTAAGAACAACATGTTTTCTTCAATTGCTCCTTGAGTATCTAAATTTTTCAAGATAGCATCAAAATCAGCTAATCCATCAGTTGCCGTAAAGCCAACGTTTACGTTTCCACGCGCGCTTACAGCAGCGAACAAACCTTCAGTTCCTTTTCCAGTAGTGATGGCAGAAGCAGCTCCAACTTTTTCACCTTCAATCATAGATGTTTCTAAGTAATCTTCAAAACGTAAACGAGTTTCAGATTCAGCTTTTAAATACCATAAGTATCCAGATGTTCCGTCTTCAGTTGCAACTTCAACCCATCCAATCTGTGCCATATCAGATCCAGATACTACGTATTGGCTTTTGAGGATAATTGGTGAATTAGAGTATTGTGTAAACTGAGGATCAACACTTACGTATTGAGTACCTGCATTAGCACCTACTGCACCAGCTGAAATAGATCCACCTTTTTGGTATTCAGAACCGTATACAAATATTTTCAAAGCACCATCTGTAAAACCTATAAGATTAGCGATAGTGTAAGGTTGTACAGCTAAAACACCTGTTGAAGTGTCAGAGTCTGTTACTAAACATTTAGCTTCTAATCCAGTAGTTGAATCTAATACAACGATAGTAGATCTTGGAGATATAACATTTTTTACAGTTGCACTTACAGGAATTGTTAATTCTAATCCAGTAGCGTCTACTCCTACGCTATCGTAAGAGATGTGTAATCTGTTTTGCTCAGACCAAATAACTTGGTCAGAAGTCATTGGCATTTCAGCACCAACCATACGTAAGAACCCAGATAAAGTTCTGTTTCCGTAACGCTCTACTTCTTGTTCGTAGATCTCAGGTAAGTATTGTTGTGCAAATGTGTTAGTGTCGCCAGCAGCGTCACTGTTAAATTGTAGGTAGTTAGAGTTTAGCAATTCCTGCTTTTGACTCGGGATAATACTACCAAATGTTGGAGTTAAAGTACTCGCCATAATTTGTGTTTTTTAGTTAAAATTTTCTTGTTTTTATTTTTAGTTTTGTAGAATCAGCGCCTGAAATAGACTTAACCTTAAAACCGTTAACAAACACATCACCTTGAGTGGACCTAGCTTTGGTATCACTTAAGTTTTTTGATTTGTTCATAACTTCTTTTACAGCATCAGCTTTTCCTTGCTCATAAAAATGAGAGGCTATTTTATCTACGTTGTCAGCAGCATACATAGCTTTGTGATAACCTTTCGTGTCACTAACATTACCATCAGAGTCTAGGAACTTCCCGACAAGGTTGTTAATATTTGATTGGCTCTCTGCAACTTTATCACGGTTCTGAATATTGTACTTATAGTTCTTGTCACCGACTTTAATATCGAAACCTTCGAAATCATCGTTAAAAAGCTGTTTAGTACTTTCTTGGAACTGCTTATGTTGTTGCTCAGCTACTTCCTGTTGCTTATTGTATCGGTTGAAAAAGTCTGTAGCTTTCTGAGTATCAGGGTTTACGTTTGATCTCAACTTGATTTCATCGTAATACTTAACCTTTGTTTCCTCTAAAAAGCCTTTAGCTTTTGCAACTTCTTCTTTGAACGCAAGTTTCTTTTTGCGTATATCTTTGTCCTCGTCTAGATCTTCATCATAATCAAAGTCTTCTAATAGAAGCTCAACATCTGAATTATCTAAATAAGGTTTATTCTTTTTGTAATACTCTTTTAATAATGTCTTGTCATCAACGTTAGAGTAATCAGCATTAAGTCTTGTATAGTCTTCAATAGTTCCACCAGTCTCCTCCATAAAGCTAACTAGCTTTTCGATGTTTTCAGGTAATTGCTTGCCTAGTACTTTTTCATCTCTTAACGCTTCTTTAACCTCAGCTTCTACCTTGACTACTTCAACTTCTTTGATTGGTGTAAACTCTTTAACATCTTCGACGGGCTCTTGTACTTGTTCTCCCACCTTAATGCTATCTCCGGATGGTTCTTCCACAGATACTTCCTTTGTTTCTCCGATTTGAATGGCATCTTCTTTTTCTTTAGGTATTACTACTTTTTTAACCTCTGGCTCTAGTTCAACTAAAGGTTCTTTAATGTTAACTTTAACAGGCTCGTCACTTGTTTTAGTTAGTTTTTTTGGAGTTTTCTTTTTAAGTTTAAACTCACCTTCCTGCTTAACAGGTTCATTTGTTTTTACTTCTGACATAATATAATATAATTAAATAGTTGTTACTTTCTACATGAAAGCTTGCATACCCATATCGGGTTCGTTTTCAAAGTCTTTAGGTAAGCTGTCGTTCTGACGTTGACTTATCATTTCACTTTGTTGTGTAGCTTCCATTTTGCTACGTTTATCTTTTCTATCTTCTATAGCTGCTTCTTTTTGCTGCATTGCTTGAACCTCTAATTGCTTTAATTGCATATCGTATTCAAACTTTTGTTGCATTTTTATTTTTTCTAAATCAGCCGCTATCTGCATTTTGTTTATTTCCATTTGAGCTTTAGCTTGCTCATATTGAACCTTAGAACCTGATATAGCTTCTTGCTTTTGAACCTCAGCCATCGCTGTTTTTTCTGCAGTTTCAGCTTGAGCATCAGCTTGTGCTTGTATATTAGCTTGTTGGTTAGCTTGATCTTGAGCTGCTTTCTGCTTACGTTTTACTTTAAGCATTTGATTAGCTAGTTTAAGATTTTTAATTTGTCTTAAATCAATAGCGTCTTCTAAGTCAATACCTCCTTGACCTAGTGCAACCTGTATATTTTCCTCTAATTTAGCTTGCTCTTCATCATCTGGCTCTAGCTCTAAGAATATACCAAAGTCATATAAGTTTAAATCAACAACTTGCTGTAACGTTTCAACATTAAAAGTTGATATAGAGTTTTTAAGCGATTCAGCTGTTAGTGGAAAATGTAAAGCGTCAGCTATTTTAAGAGAAACATTCTCTGCTAGTTTTAATGTAAGATATAAACTAGCTTGCTTGATATGTCTAGTTGCGACGTTTGACGCGTTAGCGGCCATTTTTTGAAGACCTACTAATGAATTTTTATCTTGAGTACTACCGTCTCTAGCTTCATTTAATCCTGTTACATCGCGTATCATTTGTAAATAATATTGATACGTTTGTATAAGTGCTTGTATTTTACCAAGTCCGCTTGAGCTGTTAAGTTCTTGAATAGGCACTTTACCAGCATTCATATCACCATCCTGCGTCATTGATCTACCTACTATAGAACCAGTTTGGAAATACATGTTTAAAGCCTCTGCAGGATTATAATTAGTTCCATTACCAAGATCAACTTCAGCTAATCCGTCCATGTCTAAATAAACACCGTCTGGTACCATTCTAGACATTACCTGTTGCAGTTTAAGATGCGTTAGTTGAATCATATCTGCAAATCCAATACATTTACTTACAACAGACTCTATGCGTCCCTTATACATTCTAGGAGCACATATCGTGTAATTCATTTCAACCTTGGTCGTATCTGCCATTGGTCTAGACATGTTCTCTGCTAAGCCCCAGTCTAATATGGTATTAGTTCCTAAAACTTTAGCACCAGTATATAAAACCTCTATTGATCTAGATACTCTTTCAAAGTTATCATTTTCAGGCGGATCAAACGTATCTGGTTTTTCCAAAGCCTTTAATAGTCCTGAATCTGTTTGTTTTATCTTAAACACTTGATTGTGGTAAGTCTTGTACTCAAAGTACATAACCTGCACAGTGTTTTCATCATAATCACCCCAACCAGTTATATACTGTCTATTTCCAGGTGTTTTTTGTATTTTTTCTAATTCCTCTTGTGATATACCAGGAAACTCTTTTTTAAGCTCTGGTATTGTTATAGATTTTACTTCACCTACATAATATATGTCCTCAAAATTTGGATCTTCTGTATATGAGTAAACCATATAAGCTGGATCTACGTAGTCAACAGTAATTCCTTCAGCTGTATTAAAATTAGTTTTACCAGCCGCAATACCAATCGTCGTAAGATCCATATTTAACCTACGTCTTACAAGGTCGTATTTATTTTGAGCAAACACAGTTGATATAGCTTCTTCTTCTGCTATCTCAATTGACTGCTTGTAACTTAGCTGCATATGCAACTCTAACTCTTCTTTAGATTCTGGAACCGTAACTCCACTTGGTGATTGATGTAAATCAATTCCTAAAGTTTGTTTTAAGTTGTCTAAATACTCTTTAGCAACCATATCTTCTTGAAGCTTGCTAGCATATTCAGTTCTTCTTTTAACTGAGCTAGGATCTTGAGAGTAAGCTTTTATGTCATAAGACTTTTGCGATATACCGTTAACTACGATGTCTACAAACTTAGATAAAATAGGTACTGGCTTCCAGTCTAAATTAAGATAAGACAAATCACCATTAATGGATAATTCATCTTTATATTTTTGCACAGGCTGTTCACCTCTAGCGTACAATCTTAACGAATGAAAATTATTCCAATTAGTTAGATATCTATTACCTCCAGTTCGCCCTTGGTCAAACCACTCGTACTCTATTGCTTGAGCAACTTGAGTTCCGTATTCCCAGCTAGCTTTTTCAGCGTCGCTTACTACTTGGCTTGGAAAAGCGCTATTGGTGTTAGTGTATATACCCATTTAACTTATTATTTTTGATGTGACACCTTTGTTGTCATATTTTTTAATTCCTAAATTTACAGCTTCTCTTTTAACTGGAGCTGATGGAGCGTATCTATGTTTATTACACGCCATTAAAGCTAATCCAGAACTAATAGAAGCATCGTGCTTTGTTCTGTTGTTTATATTAAATTTAGCCCAGTCTTCTAGCGTTCTTTGAAAGTACATATCTCCATAGCCAGTTTCTTTTAATCCTACAAAATCTTCTATATAAGATTCTATAGCAGCAGCGTGAGCTTGCTTGATATCTTCACTTGAATTTGGTATTCCACCAAGCTCTCTTTCAGTTACCGATAGTTTATTGTATTTTCTGTCTGGTCTATTTATAGAGAACTTTCTATAACCTCTTCTTTTTAAATGATACAATAATCTAGGCTTGTTATTTTCCGCTAATATTGGCATACCGTAAAAAACTAATGCCATTAAAACATCTTCAAAAAATATCTCAGCAGTTTGTGGTCTAGCTATATATTCTAAAAAGAAATGGTTTGGGGGCACATCCTCCATACTGAATTTAGTTAAGCCATGTAAAGATCCATTTGATCCTCTTTTATCAACCGTACCTGATATATCATAACTATCACAACCAAAAGCTCCACAGTGTTCATTACCTGGATATTTCAGTCCACCCTTTATTATTACACGATTTTGGAGATTTAAAGGTGGAACCCAGGAAACTCTGAATCTACCACTTTTATTTGGTACAAATATAACTTTTGTATCTTTAACTCCGTTTTCCCATTGAAAACTTCCTTGAGTAACATTTATTGAGTTTTTAAGATCTTCATTAAAATCTATCTGCTCATATATTTTTGACAAGTTAAATAGAGATTCTTTAGACTCATCCCTAAATGCGTGTTTAGTTGTACGCGGAAACTGTCTGTAGAATTCATTTAAGCCGTCTTGATCATTTTTAAGACCTTCAACTTCATTGTCCCAATACTCTATAACACCTTGAGTAATTGTATCGCCAAAAGGACCTACTACTTCTTTTTCTGGTGTGTTGAATACAGGAAAGCCATAAGAATCAATGTAGCCTTCGTAGTTCCATTCCATAGGTATGAACAAAGAATAGAGTCCTGAGCGAGTCTGTCCATTGGCGTTTCTTTGTGTAACGTCTGAATCATTGTAAAGTTTTTTAAAGTTATCTCCTCCTTTGTCTAAAGCATTTGATGTTGATCCCATCATACACTTACCTATAATTCTTGAACCTAATCTTAAACAGGTTCTTGTAACCCTCCAGTTATTTAATATATTAGTTGGTCTCTCCCACTTTCCACTTTCATCGTGTACTAGTAGTTTTAATTTCTCACCATCGTACGAGTTGTCGCCCGTGTTCTTCCAGTCGATTGTTGTGTCGAGACCCGTGATCTCTTGTAACTTCTCGTTTGAGTCGAGCTTACGTCTCGTAAACTTTGACGCGGGAACTCTATAAGCGAGCTCTGTTTTCGGCCTGTCCATACCGTCTTGTATCGGTTTGAAAAAGAACGGGTAGTTGACCGATATTGGTACAACTTTGTCTGTAAACATCTTCTTTGCATCTGGTCCAGACTTGGAGAGTATACCAAATCTAGCATCTGAAGATATCGTTGCTTGGTTAACGGTTTCTCCTGAAGCCATAAACGAAAAACCCGATCGTCTGTTTTTGAGATAGCACATACCGTAGCATCGTCTATCTGCTTTACAAGCTTCCCAGAATATATAGAATAATCTGTTTGATTCCCTAAAGTCTGGTTGCCCAACGTCAATCTTGCTCCACTGCAAGTACATATAGTTAGTGCCAGTAATGTAAGTAGCCAACCCTTTATTATAAAACCAAAAACCTTGTCCTCTTCTATTAAATTCTTCATCAATGTAATCATACCATTTTTCTTTAAATTCCAAAGGATATTCTTCCCAGTCAAATACTGATTTTATTTTACTAAGCTCCTTTGGGTACTTAGTATAACTCCATTTGTCATCTTCAAATGTATGTACATTTTCAGCTTTTGGTAAAGCTATTTTTAAATCTTGTATTTCATAAATTTCACCTATTTCACCGGTTTTACTTATAACAACCATGTCGTGTTCCTCGTTATAACCGTACTCCCATTTTTTATACCTATTAGTTCTTTTTAAAACTTTAGGCTTAATATGGTCTTTAAGTATTTTATATAAAGTTTGCTCGTACATTACTTAGATCTCCCTTCTGCAAAGCCTTTAAAAGATTTTTCTTCTTTAACTTCCACTGGTTTTTCATTTAACATATTTTCTTCAGCTTCTATTCTATTTAATATTTCAAAAGCATCAAATATAGCTAACTTTTTTGTAGCTGCAGCGTTTTTTAATCTGTCAGCCGATATATCGTCATCTGAATCAACAATAGCTTCTTTAGCTACTTTGATCAACTCCTCTACTGCTCTCTGCCCAGCTTGGATTATGTTCAACTTCGTTTCCTTGGTATTCATATTTAATTACGATATCATTAGATTTCATACAGTATAGTCTTTTTCCGTCAATTAAAAACTCCCATTCTCCGTTAGGCGTATAGCCAACTAAGTCTCCTGAGTTAATTCCTAGCGCATTTAAGGAGCTATTGTCATATTTTAATATACCAACAAGGCTTCTTTCTTTATCTAGCGTTAAAGACTCTGTATTTTTTATAGGTGAAACAAAACATCTGTCTCCGAAAGACCTCCATTTATCACCTTTATTATATAAGTAAATTTGATCTATAGCACAAAAATGCCATTCATCTCTAAACCAAGATCTACTTTTCTTTTTTCTTCCTTTCATGTCATAGAATACTCTAAACACGTTTTGGTGTATAACAATTATATCACCAACCTCAATATCAGTATTAAAAGCCTGAGGTGTTTCTACTACTTTAGCTAGTCTATTAACAAATTTAAAATCTTCAATTTTTGTATTTACAACTAACTCCTTACCGGCTATTGTTATTTTATTACTGTATTTTTCACCTAATGGCTCTACTATAAAGTCGTATAAAGCTTTCAATACTCTAAATCATATTCAACGGATATTGCCATGTGAGAATTAAACTTCTTCCATGGCATTATCTCGTTGTTTTTCTTAATGTGAATATTGTAAGAGTTATCAGACTCATCAAGAAGTATATGTGAGATCTCGTGACCTCCATAAACTTGTTGACCTACAGAGTAATGCATCGCATCGTTTTTGTAGTCAGAACCAATACTTATTTTTCTTACAATTGAAGACATATTACGCTTTTTCTAGTTTAGCGTCTTCTTCAATGGCTTCGTATTCTCCAGTTTTTAAGTTTATATTAACTGGACCGTACTCTTTCTCTAGTTCAGCCTTAAACTCTTCTAAAACCTTGTTTGCATCAGCTACTTGATGTAACAACCCGTGTTTTTGTGATTCTAAAACACCAACCTCGTTAACTAAGCTCATTAACTTGTTTTGGCTTTCGTTAATTTGCTTCAATTGCTCTTCTGTGATTTTTTTACTCATTTTATTTAATTTAATTGTTTTACTTATTAATTATTACTTATACTCTTTGCTTTTTCCCAAGTTCTACCTACAAAATAAGCTCCGTAGACAGTTACTAGTAATGTTTGAAATATTGGTATATATTCTTTAGCTAATCCAAACTCACCTATATTACCGTCAAAAAAAGCTAAAGACGTAAAGATTACAGTTAGATATATTAAGATCATTGGTCTAATGTTTTTACTTAAAAAACTATCAGACTTCATATCCGCTTCCCAACGCTTACTAACCTCTTCTTGAGCTTTATTATCTGCGTCTTCTAATATCTGCTGTATTTGTTTCTTTACCTCTAACCTTTCCTCTTCAGTTGTAGTAAGCTTGTCGATAACGTTACCAATTTCTTTGATAACGCCACCTGATAGCCATTGAATTATTTTTTTCACGAGTTTTTAGCTTTTTTCTTTTCAGCTCTTCTTGCTAATATATCAGCCTTTGCTTTAGCAGATCTATCCGCAGCCACCTGCTTTCTTTCTTTTGCTAAGTCCTCTTTTACAGTTGTTCCAGGGGCTAATCCTCTTGATTTACCTTTTTGTAATACGTCAAATTTTTTACCACTTTTTCTAACACCTTCTAGCTTTACGTATCTATTAGTGTTTAAAATATCTCCTGCTTGATCCGCATCAAAAACATACCCAGTGCTACCGTGAGCAGATTGCCCTCCGTAAGAAGTACCTTTTTCTGAAGTGTACTTGAATTTTTCAACTGGATCTAACCTCTCCTCTAATTTGGCTTTGTTTATTTTAATATCTGCAGAAGGGCCAGCTGTCGTAATCGGCTTTATTCCACTTGAAGAAATGCTTCTAGTACTAGTCATGTTTCTTTTAAACTTAGCGTCTTGAATGTCTTTTTCTTTTTGAGACTTAGCCGCGTAAGCTCTATCACCTTCTTCAGTTCTTACGACGGGCTGAGTTGTTTTAAATGTTGTAGTACGCCCTTTTTTAATATCTCCAGTTGTAGATGTTTCAAAGCTAGGTCTACCTTCTTTTTTTTCACCAGGCTTAAGAGTGTTTTCTAAAGTAGGATTTTTTTTAGATCCTCCTACGTGCAATGGTGATCCAGCTGCTATTGAGTGTTTACTTGTGAATGGTCTCATATTTATTTTTTAATTGGTGTTTCTGTTACGTATTTCGCGCCAGGGAATTTATAGTCATATCCTGGGTACATTATTTTTGTATATCCTCGGTCATCAGTACCTAGCACTTTAAACTCAACTCCTTTCATTGTTATATCGCCTCCTTGTATGATATTTTGAGGTTTATTAACATCAGGACTGTTTTTTAAATAACCTGTCTTAGATGTCTTCATTATGATCTTCTATAAGCCTCGGCTTCCCAAGGCAGGTTTTTAGCACCTTCTTGCATTTGTGCTCGTGAATATTTTTTACCTTTCCAGTATACGTAATCATCGTCGTAATCTAAATCACCTCTTTCCATTTGTTCTAAATGAATTTTTTCGTGAGCAACTACATCTTCTACTTGATCTGGATGTAAATCTTTATTTATGGTTATAGAACCATTATTGTTAGCTTTTCCCATAACACCATCTTCCATATCTACTTGATATATTGGAGTGTTGTCCATGTGGAAAGGTGGATTATTTAGTTTAAAAGCCATATTTATTTTTTATAAGTAAATACTTTATTTAGTATTTCTTTTCTTTTATTACAACCACAGGGTTTTCCTATTTTTTCAGAAGCTAATTTAACTAGCTGTTTAACGCCTGTTGCTGTGGTTATTTTTTCAACAGTATCACCTAAACCTTTTGATGGGTTATTGTCCATATTTATTAAAATAGTTGTTTTCGTCTTTATCAAAAACACTTCCAGACTTAGAATTAAAATCTGCTTTAGCACTGTAGTCTTTAAATCCTTTGTCAGTTGTTTTTTTAAGCTTTTTTGTTACTTTTTCAGTTTCACCTTTAAAATCAGCTTCTTTCTCAGCTTTTGTTTTAGCGCCTTTAGTTGGCGTGAAAGCTGCAGCTATTTTATCTTGCATTCTCTGAAAATGACCAGCTGTTGAAACGTAAGCGTTTAGTGGCGAATCACTTTTTGCTTTTGTTTTTTTTTTAATATCTACAGATTCAGGGTAGTTTTCTTTAAGTCTTTCAGCAACAACCGCTCCTTTAGGGTCGTAAGACTCTATGTCGTCTCCTGCGAACTGAGCTTCTGGTAAACTGCTTTCAGTGTCTACAGAGTTTAGTTTTGGATTTTTTTGTTTATTTTTACCAAAAGGGTTTTTTACTGAAAATTTTTGTTGAAATGGTGAGCTCATTATTTGTATGTTTTTGCGCGTTGTGTAATTGGTCCTGCTTTATAATCGCAAGGGTACTTAGATACTTCTAATCCGTCTTTACCTGAGCTAGATCCTTTTCCCATTGGAAAACCTTCTTTACTTAATGGTCCGTCCCAAATAGCGTTCTCACCCACTTGGCCAGCTAAATCTACTTTTAGTTGCTTAATGTTTTTCATAGTTTTATATTTTTTTAATTTTACCAAAAGTTTGTGTCATTTTCATTTTTGGATTTTTAAGATTATCTATAGCCTTATCTATTCTTTTATTTGCTCCTTTAATAGAATCTCTAACAAACTCGCTTCGTTCAACACTATTTGATTTATCTGCTTTATTTATTATCTGACTCTGGGTCTCTCCTTTAAAGTTTAATCTATCGTCATAAGTGGTTGGCTCATCATTATCTGGCGTGCTAGTTCTTTGACACAAAGCGCTTTGTCTTTGATTAACGCTTCCGTAGATGCCTTGAGCAGCTTGTTGTGCTTGATTGTTAAAAACTGGCTTAGCATTACCTAACGTGTTTGAAGGGGCGTTTTGCTCTAGCGCCGTTATTCTACTTTCTATATCTCCGCTCCCTTGAGTAGTGGTTGCGTTAGATAAAGCTCCGCTAGTTGTACTAGTAGCGCTTGGAGTTTGACCAGTGTTCATTACGCTAGCCGCTGCGTTTGACAAAGCACCTCCTGTGGTGCCTATTGATTGCTGTTGCTGACCCTGTTGGTTAGCAAGACCGGAAGCTGCTGAAGCTAGTGAACCAAATTGATTTAAAGGTGAGTAGTGCAATGGTCCGCATTTACAAACTGGTGAGCTACATTTTGAGCATTTTGCCATAATTATCTTTCTTTATCTTTATTTACGTTTTTTATAGAAGTTATAAGAACTTTATCAGTGTAAGTCTTACCCTTCATTATACTGTTTCTGTGATTGCTAGTTGGTAGATCATCTTGACCTAGTATAATTCTATACATATGCTTGATTAAATGCTTACACTTAAACGAAGTTTTGTATATATGATACTTTTGAGTTGTTCTATTTCTTTTTCTCCAAACAACTATCCAACCTTCTTTCAACAAACGATTCCAGCGGCGGTTATCCCAACTATAGGAATAACTACCGGCTTCGAAATCTTTTTTTGTAAACATATCCATGCAATCTAGATATATCAATAACTCTAAATCAGCATCGTTAAGGTCGTTGTTTCTGCAAGCCCATTTACGTATTATACGATAATGTTTAAACAGATTCATGTTCTTTATGTCATCTGCGTCTAGCCTTTTCATAAAACAACAACTACGTCTTGCGCTTTAATAACGTGATATGTTTTTTTGTCTATTTCTATTTTATGACCAGCGTGTCGATCAAAAAAGATTTTATCACCTTCTTTTAATCCTTCAACTTGTTCACCAACCGACAATACATTAGCTTCATTGTAACGTATATCTTCGCGTTGTTTTTCCGCAAGAAGTAAACCACCTTTTGTCTCGGTGGTTCCTTCTTTTATTTTTTCTATTATTAAATTTCTACCTATCGCTTTCATCAATTCTTAAATTATTGATTACACAATCAGTTGATAATATAGTTGTCGCTACTGAAGCTGCGTTTTGAAGAGCGCTCTTGGTAACTAGTAGAGGATCAATAATACCTGAGTTAATCATATTTACCATTTTTCCTGTAACCACATTTAAACCTCTTCCTTTAGCTTTTGGCAGTTCTACATCTGTTATACCAGCATTTTCTAGTATTGTCTTAAAAGGTGCTCTAATTGCTTCTAACAGCAGCTTTTCACCGTCTGACTTTGGTACTATACTTTTTGCAGCATTTAACAGCGCTATACCACCTCCAGGAACGATACCTTCTTTAATAGCAGCTTTTGTAGCGCAGATAGCATCTTCGACTCTATCTGTTTTTTCTTTTAATTCAATATCAGAGTTAGCACCTACTTTTACAATTGCTATTTTAGCGGCAAGCATTGCTAATCTTTTTTCAAGTTTAATTACTTTGTGAGGCGGGTTGTCTTTTAATAACTCTTCCTTAATCTCATCTATAATATTTAAAACTTCCTGTGAAGATTCTCCAAATTGAAGAATAGTCTCTTCGTGTGTTGTAACACTTTTTAAACAACTACCTAAATGCTCTACTTGGATTAAATCCATATCGTCGCCTAGGTCTTCATTTATAATAGTAGCTCCAGTTAATAAAGCTAAATCATCTAAAACTTCTTTTTTGCTAATACCATAAGTTGGTGCGTTAATTACATTAACTTTAATATTACCTTTGTTTTTATTCATAGCTAAAGCAGATAAAACACCTTGTTCTAAATCGCCTATAATAAGCAAAGGTTTGTTGTTTTTTATTACATGCTCTAGCACTGATTGAATTTGCCTAATTGTATCAATAGGTGATTCAATTAGTAATACTAATGCGTTTTCAAGTTCAGCTGACTTGTTTTGCTTGTTTGTTATAAAATGCGAGTTCGTAAGACCTTTGTCATATTGAACACCATCTATAACTTCGACTTCTGTTTTACCTTCTGCTGAGGTTTCCATCATTACAATCCCTGTATTATCTACAGCTCTAAAAGCGTCGGCTATAATCTTACCTAGCTTTGGATCGTTATTTGTAGATATAGTAGCGATTTGATCGATCATACTACCTTCTACAGGTACTGATGCAGATTCTAAGTAAGTAATTACTTTTTCTACAGCTTTGTTAATACCTTCTTTTAATTCTCTTGAGTTTGTTTTATCTGAAACTTTATAAGCTTCAGTTAATATAGCGTGAGCTAAAACTGTGGCTGTGGTTGTGCCATCACCTGCTTCTCTCACTGTTTTTCTTGCTGCTTCTTTTAAAAGCGTAGCACCCATGTTTTCCACAGGATCTCGCAAGATTATTGAATCTGCTACTGTAACACCATCTTTTGTGATAATTGGTTTTCCAGTATGATCTTCTAGCATCACACATTTGCCGCTAGCTCCTAAAGTGGAGCTAACAGCTTTTGTGAGCTTTTCTATTCCTTTAAATACATTAACTCTGGCTTCTTCGCCGAAGTTAAGGTTTTTGACAATTGCGTCCATATTTGATTTAATTTAATTTAATTGAGTGTGGTTTATTTAAAGGTCTTTACTACTTTAGGTCCGTCGATAAATTCAACTTTCTTTAAGTAATGCGCTACTGTTTGGTCGATAGCTGTTTCAGCTCCTTCCATTGTTTCACGCCTGGTTACATCATGCCATGTTTCTGGATCTTTGATGTCTTGGTACTCTGTTTGGTAAAATCCGTTGATAAGCTGGACGATTCTCCAGTTTTCTTTGTTAGCTATGTGTTTCCATAGTTTAACTTGGCTTTTGCCGGGTTGTGGGTGACTACTCCACGATTCAGTCTGGTAAAATAGTGTCATTGGTTTTGGTTTTAAAATTTACTTTGGTTTTATGCTTTGTAGCATATGGCTATTATTACTCGTTTTACTTGATATTTACTCCCCTATTGTCATTGTTACAGACGTAGGGTTTATTAAAGCTTCTATTTGATTAGCAATACCGGTTTCTATACTCGCCACGGTTTCTTCTCCTAAAGCTTCTTTTGTCCACCCAACTACTATTTCGTTAGTTAAGTCTTCAAACGGTATAAAAGCACTACCTTCGCTTAAAGGCACAACCTGGGTACCTATAGCGCTTGAAGCAAAAGGGTTTCCATCAGAGTTTAATTCATCTGAAGTTCCTGTTACTATCCAGTGTACATTATACACTACATCTGTTTGCCCTTCTTCTTGAGGGCGTACATCTACTGTTTTGCAATTCCAATCGTAAGTTATCATGTTTATTTATTTTCTAATTTTTGTATTCTTGTTTCTAATTGTTCTATTTTTGACACAGCCTCTTGTAGCGCTGCTGTTAACAAAGGCACAATTTTTGACTGATCTATTCCTTGATAAACTGGATATCCGTTTGGTAATACCTCGTCTTTTTCGCCAGTAACAGACTCTGGTATAACTTCTTTAGCTTCGTGTGCTATAAAACCGTCTACAACATCTGCATTGCCTATAAAGTTAAATCTTCTTGGTTTAAGCTGTTTTAACCTATCAATACCGTCTGTTATTGCAGTTAAGTTTTCTTTTAATCTGTAATCAGAAGTTGTATTATAAGCGGTGCTTGATGTGCCTATAGTTATACTTCCTACTGTAGAAGCGCCATTCTGAAAACCTATAGCGTTGTTATCAGCACTTAAAGATCGATAGAATTTCATGGCGGTTCCATAGTTAATATTATCAACTCTTACACTTACAGCGCCATAAACATTAGGACCTACACTACCATCAAAATTCGCCAATGGGGTTGAATGACTAACTGTACCAGATACGTGTAATTTGCTATTAGGACTAGTCGTTCCAATTCCAACGCTGCCAGAGCTATTTATAACCATTTTTTGAGTTGCGTTGGTCCAAAACTCCATGTTGTTACCAGCCATCTCGTATCTAATCCTACCTAAAGTTTGAGTTGAAGCGTTACCAAACCAAAGCTCAGCTTCATTAGCTGCTGTTAAAGTAACAAAATTCCTATTGCTGACCGTGCTTTCAAATATAGCTGATGTTCCAGAGGAAGGTGACCAAGTTCTTAAAAGACCGTTTGATACGTGAAGTTTAGCTTGAGGAGTAGAGTTACCAATACCGAAATTGCCATTAGCGTGCAATGTTGCTCTTATAGAGTTTGATGTTCCTAAATATATATTAGAACTATATTCATTTAACAACTCTAAATCGTTTGTATTTGTTCTATAACCTAATCTGCCTACAACTGCTCCTCCATCTTGCTTTAGTATTATTTGGGCATTATCAGTTTCGGTAACATTATCGCTATCAGCTTCTATAAGTAGTCTAGCTGGACCAGTTGAGCGTAAATGCAATAGCTCTGAAGGGCTAGTCGTTCCAATACCTACGTTGCCGCCAAGCGGTTGAAGGTTTAGGTTGTATAATGTGGTATTCCCATCTGCTCTTTGACCTTGAATAAAACTCCATCCGCCACCTGAAACACCCATATTGATGCCGTAGGTTTTATTTGTGTTAGAAACAAACAGTCCTCCAGTCGCAGTTCCTGCTGTAGGAGTGTCGCTCCCATTTGCACTAGCCACGTGGAGTTTTGTCTTTGGGTCAGTCGTGTTAATACCAACGTTGCCATTACTTTTAATCCTCATTTTTTCATTTGAGCCAGGGCCTGAAAAACTACCTCCAGTTGCTTGAGCGTGGAACGATATAAATGCTGAATCTGTTGCGCCGTCACAAGATGCTTTTACATGAGCTAAATGATCGTTATTTCTATTCCAAGAATACAAACCTAAATCAGAGGTCGCACCAGCATCAGTGTGATCTAATATAACTTCACTATTACCAGTGCTTGATATATCTAAAACTCTTGAACTTGATAGTTGAGAAGATGGACTAGTCGTTCCAATCCCCACGTTTCCTAAATAATTCCAATACAATGCTATATTTTCAGAACTACGTTTTGTACCTAATCCTCCAGCATCGTATCCATATAAAATTGGCCCGTCTGTTGGATTTGATGCAAAAGTGTTATAGCCATATTTTAACCCATGATTACTATCCCCGTTTTTAACTAAAAAAGAGTTTGGCGATGTTACTGAAATATTCCCAGCTACAGTTAGCTTCTCACCAGGACTAGTCGTTCCAATCCCAACGTTATTATTCCAGATAACCATTTGAGAGGAACCTTGAGTTTTAAATTCGTAAGATGTGTATGGCTGAGCCACAGTTCCACCTATATTTCCATCCCATTCCCACTTAACATTCCCTTGCCAATAACGGTTAAAGGCCTCAAGCGTGTTTGGCGAGCGTTTTAAGTTTAAATTGTAAGACATATAGTCGACAGCCCCACCTATAATGTCTATTGTTCCACCTCCTCCATAAGATGAGCCGTCTCCTATTAAAGTTAGCTTCGCAGCGTTGCTAGAACCCGAATCTATAATAACACCAGTAGTTCCTACAACTTCTAATTTAGCATTAGGATTAGTTGTTCCAATACCTACTCTATCGTTTGTGTCGTCTACATACACAACATCTGAAACTAGCGAAGTATTCGCACTTGTACCTACAAATAACCTTCCTTCAGGTAAGTTAGGTACATCATTAGTTCTAAGCAAAGCAGCTACAACAATGTTACCATCAGCTGAAGTACTTACCCTACCTACTTGACCTACGTTTTGTATGAGGTTTGTAGAGCCAGCTGGTTTTGTCAAAGTAAGTCCACCTCCTGATTTTACGTAAACCGTGTCATTTTCGTTTGGAACATTTCCATCTATTGGATTTGTAATTAAGTTTCTTAACTTACCAACAACAGTTGCTGTTCCTTCTCCGTTTGGAGATAAGTCTTGGTCTAATAAAGCAACACATGGCATTTTACTGTCGCCTAAATTGTTAGTTGCTGTAGAATCAGCATCTGCTAAATCAATATAAAGTCTAGGTGAAGCGCCTACGCTTCCGTATATGTAAACTGGATCTCCTTTTACTAAATCAATACCACCGTCTGCTGAAGCTATGTTTTTTACTTGTATATCTATAGTTTCTGATGTTCCAGAAGAAATCGTATTTTGATCTATCCAAGACGTGCCGGCAACTGTAGAAGACAGTAATTGACCAGCGGTGCCCGGAGAGGCACTTGTGTCCTTTATACCAGACTCAGTCTCAATATAATTTTTAAACTTCATATATTAAATTTTATTGTTATTACCCTATTTTTTGTACTAATACTCTAACGTCATTAGTTGGTGTATCTGAAAATGTAATTGTTGCGGTGTTTGTAGATGCACGCTCTACATCGGCGTAAACCGTTTCATCAGTTACAATATCGTACAGCTGAATAATGACATCTTTAGTTGATAAACCATGTGTTATAGTAGTTGTATCGCTTATTGTTACAGCATAAGTGTTTGCTGAGTTAGTTTGTGTATTTGTAACTGTGGCTGTACCTGAAGTGTATGAAACACTTATACCAGTACCAGCATCAACAATAACAGCACCTTTCTGTGAAGGCGTTGAATCAACAACATCTAAAGTAGCAGTTCCGCTAGTGTACGGCGCGGTTATAGTATTACTAGATCCAGGGACTACATTACCAAGCCCAACTACAGAGCTAGTTGCTAAGTCTATATTGTTTTGAACTGTTGTCCAGTCAGATAAAGATGTAGGCGCGTCTATTTCAGCAATAAGTACATCACCTACTCTAACTTGTTCACCAAAGAAAGTTCCATCAGCTGTAACAGTATACATCCAACCAATCTCTATAATGTTGGGGTTTGGTGGCGTTTGAAGACCGTAGTTACCAGGTGAAGTTAAATCAGTTGTAGGATCATAACCACCTTGGTAATAAACACCTCCTGATACTGAGTTGTCGATATAATTCTTCACTAGCGTTAAAGAGTTTACAGGTATAGTGCCTAAAGTAGTTTTCTTTACATTACTATCGGTATCGTCACTAAAGTTTATTATATCTTCAGAGCTTGCGACTGTAGCAGCTCCAGCTTCTAGTAAATAGTTGTCAGAGCCTAAGTAATCCACAGCTACTGTAGGTGAAGTGGCTGATGGAGTTACTGTAATACCAGGACCTTCAGTTACACTAGTAACTGTACCTGTAAATTGATCATTGGATGTTACTGTTAAAGTATCGCCACTTCTAGTGACCGTCGTTGTTCCAGCGCCTATAATTAATACATCTTCGGTTGTAGCATCTGAACCAGTTAGTCTTACACCAGCTGTTCCATTTGTAGATCCAACACCTTCTAGATCATAAGTAGTACCAGTTATTCCAGATACTTCAGCCCAAGTGTTAGACTTAGTTAAATATCTTTCGCCTGCAACCGCTGTGCCGTCTAATGCATTTAAGTCAAAAGTTATAATAGGCTTAGGCGTTGTACCTGTTACTGTTCCCGTAACGTAAGTTCCTGTTGGAAAAGAGTATTCTTTTAAACTTACCCACAAGTCTGTATTGTTAGAATAGTATTTAGCTGTTAAATCTGAAGGCGTGCTATCAAAGTATATTTGAGCTGCTGCAGCAGTAGGGGCTGTTGATGTTACATGCAGCTTAGCATTTTGAAGCTCGTTGTCGCTAAGATTAATATTATTTAAAAAAGGTATTGCCATAGTTAATTGATATATGCTTTACCAGTCTCTGCGCCGGCAAATGTTATTGTTAAGTTGTTTTCGTCTATAAAAGTTACATCTCCATAGCCTTGTTGCCCTGTTGACAAAACCATCGTGCATGAAGGGAATTTATCTAAGTTGTGTTGTACTGTCCAAGTTGCGCTAGCTACGGGTTGATTGTGTACATAGTTTTTATCACCCATGTCTACTACATCTACTCGTATACTATTTCCAGAATTTGTTAGCGTTACATTAGAGCCAGCCTCTAAAGTTACGATGTCAGTTGTTAAATCGCTACCTATAAGTCTTATGTCTGAGTTAGGTCCATTTTGTATAGAGTCTAGCTCATATTTTGTATCATTGTCTTCACTTGATAAAACAAATGAACATGTATTATATATTTTCTTTTTTTCAATATAACCGCTACCACCTATAAATGTTAAGTTTAAAGTGTAAAACGTAGTCGTACCTATTTGAGTGTAAGATTCTATATTATAATGACCAAACGTGCTTATTTCATTTTGCTCGCTTATAAGTATTTCAGTGCCTACTATGTATTCTAAAAAACCTACAGTGCTTTGACCGCTAATATCAACAACATTTATATTTAACGATGTTATATCTGAGAACTGCGTAAGGTTTGGTACACCTGTTATGTCACCTTCACCTGCGCCTGATATCTCAAACTTATATAGCATACAAGCTGATATGGATATAGTTCCAGTTATATTTATATATTCACCTACGGCTTCAGCAGTAAAATTTCTAGTAACTAAGTTTTTAGCTCTTGTTCCGATCCAGTAATCTTCTGGTTGTACAGGTAAATTTTTAGGGTATGCGCTAATTCTAGCCATATATTTTTATTTTATGCGTCTTTAACAAATCTTAAATAGCTAACAGTATTACTACCTGTGCTAATGCTTGTTAAAAATGAAGGGTTTATTGATGGATTCCAAGATATTCCTGTTCCTACATCTGTAACACTTTGCCAGTGTCCCTCAGATTCTCCAATAGGTTTCCAAGTAATACTAGTAGCGTCATAGAAACCATAACCATAGCCATATATATCTAATCCTGAATCACCTAATGTTGTTGTGTTAGCTGGGTTTGGAGCCCATTCACCTGGGTTTGCACCTAACCAGTTTGCTTTGTAAGTGTCTAATGTTGGGTTGCAAAATAACAAAATATCACCCCAATCACTTGCTGTAGGTATTCTAAAACCTTCTGGTATTTTTATGGCGTTTTTAGCGAATGAGTTGTATAATAGACCGTAGCTACTGTTGTTAGAGTCAAAATTGTAATACATCGCACAAGGTTGACTAGCGTCGTTTAAAAGTTTAAAACTAGCAAAATCACTAACAATAGCTATGTTTCCACCAGCGGCTAGTTCTGTTTCTATAGAGTTTTCCTGCGTCCATATATAGTTACATATTTCTACTTCCCCAGGACCTACAGGAGGCCAAACAAGTTCAGATCCATTGTATATTTTCTGTACATCAGCATTACCCACCTTTATTTTACCTACATCTGGTGTAATTCCGTTTATTTTAAAATCCCCCATTACCCCACTATTACAGTTAGCCAGTTCTGGTTAGAGCCAAACCCAGCGTCATACTGAGCCTGTGTCAACGTTACAATCTGTGTTATCTTAGGCACGGATGTCCAAATGTCAGCGGAATTTTCAACTGAATCTGGTGCAGAAACAACAACTTCACCTACGGTTGGGCTTACCGCTATGTTAGTGCCTGCGGTAACTGAGGTTACACCTCCAGGTTCACCCGTTGGTCCTTGAATTCCTTGGGGCCCTTGTGGACCTGTATCTCCAGGAGCTCCATTAGTACCGTTTGTACCGTCCACACCGTCCACACCGTCTGCACCGGCAGGACCAGTTGCTCCAGGAGCACCATCTGTACCGTTCGTACCATTTGTTCCATTAGTACCTGCGGTACCTTGTATTCCTTGAGGTCCTCTTAAGAGTCCGATGTTCAACCAAGTACCTTCAGCAGTCCAAACATAGCCATCACCAGCATCGTTGTTAACACCTGCTTGGTCTATAACCCACAAATCTCCCACTGTATTACCTGTCGCAGGTAAATCAGATACTGTAGGTTTTGTACCTAATATATTTATCGAGGTTCCATCTGCACCGGCAGGGCCTTGAGCTCCATCTTGTCCGTTAGCACCATCTGCTCCATTAGCACCAGGTGCTCCGTCTTGTCCATCCGCTCCGTTAGTTCCGTTAGTTCCGTTAATACCGTTTGCGCCATCTGCACCGTCAGCTCCATCCGCACCTGCTGGACCTATTGGACCTTGTGGTATTTCAGCCGCTACCAAAGAAGTTATATTACTAACTTTAAAATTCTTAGTTTTAGGTAATTTATTTGTGTTAGGATCTGGTGTCGATGTACCAACTAGTAAGTCACTAGACTTAGGTGTGCCTAATGGGTATATGTTTATTTTAGCCATATTATATTTTTAAGGATATATTCTTATTTCTAAATAAAGACTACTTATATTAGAAGAAGAGTGTTGAAATGCTACTACGCCAGAGTAGTCAGCGTTATATGCGGGATCTGGACCGTTAACAAAAAACGCAACTTTATCAAAGTCTGTAAAAGCTGTATTTGGTGTTACTTCAGTTACACTATTTGATTGCCCAGCGGCAAAAGAAAAAGTTTTATTAGTAGTGTTGTATAGCTCTGTAACTATATATGTGTTTGGATTACCTTGTGCACCTACGCTAATATCCAGTGAAGCTACATAGGATAGGTAAGGTAAACCGTCAAAAACTGGTGCTGCCCATGTGTTGTCACCTCTGAGAAACGTAGTATTATCTGAAGTACCCGTAGCACTTAAGTCGTATGTTAAATCACCAGAGGTTGTAATGTCTGCGGAAGTACTAGAAACAAACACTCCGTCTGAAGCGCCTACGCTAGTTACTGTTCCACCGCCAGTGCCTGTAGCATTTATAGTAACATCTCCTAAGCCTGATAAAGGTGATATTGTAACGTTTGTGCCAGCTATTATAGAGGTAACTCCTCCTGGTGGTTGTGTATAATCAGGTATATTTAATACGCTATCAACTAAAGTAGCAGGACCTGATGTGCCTGTAGTAGTAAGTGTTATAGCGTCTGGTATCTGTGGAGTAGGTATGTTTAATACGCCTGCCGCTAAAGTAGCAGCGCCAGTACCTGTAGTAGTAAGACTTGTAAATGGAATATCTGGAAATGTAACAAGGTTACCTTCGCCGTTTACGTACTGAGAACTGTTACCAATCCACGACACGCCTAAAGTGCCAATAGATGTTACAGGAGAATTGCTTATAGACACAGAATTTCCTCCAATAGAAAGCCCTACACTTCTAACAGTGCCAGTGCCTGGTATAGGTACAAATTCTATAAGGTTTATTACATCACTTACGCTAAAGTTTCTAGTAACAAATTCGTTCTCTTCATCAGCATTAGGTACCGATGTACCCAATAATAGATCATTTAGCTTAGGTGTGCCTAATGGATATTGTTGTGCTATTGCCATTTTTTATTTATTTTTTGTAACTCTGTTAGTTTCTGGGTTATATGTAGCAGAACTTGAGGTTTCACCGGCTCTATCCAATGCTCTTTCCTCTGCTGTCATGCGATTTCTAGATTCTCCTTTAGCTGTTAGCTTACCATCAGCTGTCATATCGCCACGTTTCTTCAATAACGCTATAGCAAAGCCTCTGTCTCTAACCTGAGCCGTAAGTCTATCGACTAATTGCCCGGAACCCATAAATCGTTGTGTTTCCATATCTATATATACTTACACATATCACCGTTTATTTACCAATACTGTGACATAAGCCCCTTACTAGTATATATTAACAGGCTAGTGTCATACTTTTTAAAAAACGTTACATATTTGGGGGTATGGTGTTATATTTCTCCTGCGGGAACACCATCGGAGAGGAAAAACGCAACCTTTAGACCACCCCCGCCGACTTTTTACAACCATTTTTCATATATATCGGGATTTTTTACTGTATATTTCTCTAGCATTTATGCTTTTTTATTACAAACTAAATACGAAGTACATTGGATAATAATAATGTAAGTAACAAACAAACAAACAAATAATAATAATCTTTAAATAATAATAACATGTATAAAACTAATAACCAATGTTGGAACGAAGTATCTAACTCAATCAAAGAATCTAATAGAAGAACTGAA